CGCACCGATGAGAAGCCATCGGCTGAAGGTTTGAAGAAACATATTACCGACAAATACAATAAAGCAATTGAGAAGTTAAAAACTCCAGCATCACAAGGTCGTAAACAAGCTGAGTTAAATACTCATGTGAAGCACATTGATGCTCATAAGAAAGACTATGAAAATTTACTAAAGATGCATCAGCATCTACAAAAAGCAAAAGATGTATTGGTTCATACACTAAACCAACACACAGGCGATTTGGAACATCACATAGATAGTAAAGCAACTGATCCAGAAGGATATGTCGTTCATCATGCAGGCGAACCAACCAAATTAGTGAACCGTAAAGAGTTTGCTAAAGCCAATTTATTGAAAGTAAGAAAATGAAGTCATTTTTAGAACTAGTAGAAGAAAAAGAATCGGAACATAAGCCCGTAGTAATGGCTTTTGGCCGCATGAATCCTCCTACTACTGGTCACCTTAAACTCATCGATAAAGTTAAGCACGAAGCTGAGAAGCAGAAGGCTAAGCACGTTGTTGTCGTTTCACACTCACAGGATTCTAAAAAGAACCCTCTATCAGGCGAACAAAAACTTAAACACCTTAAGCGTTATTCTCCTGGTACACATTTTGAGGCTTCCGATAAAGAACACCCAACTATCCTACATCATGCCGCCAAGTTACACGCAAAAGGCCATGATAAATTAACTGTTATTGCTGGTTCAGACCGTGTTAAAGAAATGCACGATTTGTTACACAAGTATAATGGTGTAAAAGGCCGTCATGGTCATTACAACTTTAAAAAGATTGAAGTTAAGTCTGCTGGTCATCGTGATCCTGATGCCGAAGGTTCTGAAGGTATGTCTGGCACTAAGATGAGAGAACACGCAAAGAATAAAGACTTCCATTCTTTCCGTCAAGGCGTTCCACATCATGTATCTGATGCTCATGCAAAAGAACTCATGCACGATGTTCGTAAAGGCATGGGATTACACGAAGCCGTAAACCATGGTCAATTTAAAGCAATTTTTGTTACTGGCGGTCCAGGTTCTGGTAAAGATGTTGTTATCCGTGAAGCAATTGCTGAATCTAGGATTGTAGAATTGAATTTCATTCAAGCTAGAGATTATTTGGCCGATAAACAAAAATTATCTGAGAAAACTAATGATTTCCGCAGAGAAGCAATTCGTGCTCGTGGTCCATTGATTATTAATGGTCCTGCCGATGACAATGAAAAGATATCTTACATTAAAGAAGAACTAGAAGAACTTGGTTACGATACCATGATGATTTTTGTTCATACTACTAATGAAACTAGTCAGGAAAGAAATTCATTATTGTCCAGAATGATGGCTGAATCTGTACGATATGATAAGTGGGTTAAATCTCAACAAAACATTACACAATTTAGTGAAATGTATGGCAATTTAGTAACCTTTGACAACACAGGAAACCTAGATACCAAGGAAGAGGATATAACTAATATATACCAGTCCACCAAAGAGTTTTTGGACTCCAGAGCAACAAATGAGTCCGCCACCGATTGGTTAAATAGAAATGTAAGTTTATTTGGAGAAGATAATGTTAAGAAAAATTCTAAATCTATTCAGCAAAAAACCATCGGAAGATACAACAACTTCTTCCGAGCCAAAGGTCCAGCAGACATCAAACCAGACAACTCCGGAAGTCTTGTCGGTTCCAGAGACCAAATCAAAGGCGGTACAGGCCCACGCAAAGACCCGAACGGTCAAGGCCACTCCGGCGGAGCATGGCACGGCGCCTACAACGAAGCAGCGCCCACGCTCAAAATCAGCGGCCCGCCCAAAGAACCCAACTTCCAAAAAGACAACGACAAAAACAAAAAAATAAAACGTGGTGATAAGTCGTTAAGTGCAGGAAGGGTCGGTAGACCCGATGGTGTAAGCGGAGAATACGATACAAGAGCAGGTGGTCAAGGTGCCGCAGCAGGTGCCGGACTTGGCCAGAACCTTTACGGTGAAACACAAGAATATAGTAATGCCAGTCAGAACGGTACAGCAATGCTTGGAGCTAAGGTAGAACCAAATCCTTTATCCGAGAAGAAGAAGAAAAAATTAACTTTTAAAGAGTTTAATGGTTTTCAAAATGATGGCGAATCTGGACTTGGTGGTGTTTTAGGTGGTGCCAGCAACAAAGAAGGCATGGATACCTACAAAGACCCAAACCGTAATATTGGTATACAAATTGTTAAGAAGAAGAAAAAGAAGTTCAATGAAAACCATGTTTCAGAATTAGAAACTGGTTTGAAAAAATTAGATAGTCATAGTTATGATTCTATTGATAGATTGATGCAGAATATTGCAAGTAAACACGGTATTACCGGTAAAAATTTGCATGATGATTTTAAAAAGAAACACGATAAGATTCCAGATAAATGGATTAAGGATAAGAAATGATATCTTTTAAAAAATACTTAAATGAAGTTGCAAAACCTACCGGTGCTTTAAAGAAAGCCTGTTGGAAAGGTTATACTGCTGTTGGTACAAAAGAGAAAAATGGCCGTACAGTACCTAATTGTGTACCTGAAGAATATAATCCAGAAGAATTGTTCGACATACTCGAAGAAGTTGTATACGATATGGCAGAACAAAACGGTGTTGATCCTGAATCTATTTGGGAAGAACTGGAAGATGTTTCAGACGAAGAATTATACGAATCTGCTGCTTGGCGTAGAAAAGAAGGCAAGAATCCTACTGGTGGTTTAAATGCAAAAGGTATTGCATCTTATCGTAGAGAAAATCCAGGATCTAAATTAAAAAGAGCTGTAACTGGTAAAGTAAAAGCCGGTAGTAAAGCAGCTAAACGTAGAAAGTCATTTTGTGCTCGCATGGGCGGCATGAAGGGACCAATGAAGAAACCAAACGGTGAACCAACAAGAAAAGCACTAGCATTACGCAAGTGGAAATGCAGATAAAAACAGGAGAATAAAAATGTTTGCAAAGACCTTAGTATCCCAATCTATGATTGACGCAGTTAATCAAGTTTTGGAAGAAGATAAAAAGAAAATGATTACTGACGCAGAAATGGATGAAACTGGTTTTCACAAAGCTGCTCACGCTGCCAAGAAAGCCAACCAATCTCATTTCGAGTTTCAAGGTAAAAAATATCCTGTTACAGCAAAGTCTCATGCAGAAGCAATTGAAATGGATGAAGCGGCTGAGAAAGTACCTACACCAACAGGCATGAAAGTTTATGGTTCTAGTTACGGCAATTCTAAGAAAGCTCGTGCTGACCAAACTAAACATTCCGTTGATGATGTTAAAGGTCCTAAAGCTAAGGACATGAAAGAAGAATCTAAAGATTGTATTACTGAACCAGAAGCAAAGAAGATTGCTAAAAAAGAAGTTGGTCACCACAATGTGACTATGCACAAAGGCCAAAAGAATACAGTTAAAATGGAAGGCCTTACTTTTGCTGAAAAATTATTAGCAATTCACGAAGCAAAAAGTTCTGGTACAGATGAAATTTTCACCGATAATAATCTTGGTGAAGAAGAAATGTCTGACGCTCAAATGAAGAAGCGTGAAAAGATTGTTATGTCTATGAAAAAAGGCGAAGCTGGTTTCAAACAACGTTATGGTAAGAATTGGAAGAATGTAATGTATGCTACTGCTACTAAGCAAGCAATGAAAGAAGATTCTTCTGATGAATACGAAGGTGAAGAATTGGATGAAGCATCTCCAGCAAAGAATACTGATATTGCTGATAAGGCATATTTGAAACACAAACCAGGTACTGTTAAAGGTACAATGACACAACTTGGTCGTTTTCTTAAAGGCAAACCAGAAATCAAAGAAGAAACATTAGAAGAAGCAAACATTACTCATGCTGCTCACTTTGATGATCCAAAGACTGGCAAATGGGCAAGTATGGCTCTATTGACTGCTAAGAATGATGAAGATGCAATGGAACAAGCCAAAGACTTATTGAGAACTCATGCTTATCGTCATTACAAATTGTCTGCTGTTGAAAAACATGAGCCAATCAAAATGAAGATGAAAGAAGATGTTGAAGTACAAGTTGATAAAGCTAGTGATAAAGTTACCACAGATATGTTAAAAGGTCGTGTTTCTGGTGGTAAAATCAATTCTTTCAAAAACTATAAAGTAGATTTGAAAACTGCTGGCGAAGAACCAGTACCTAAGCAAATGGATAAAGGTGAGGATACAAGAGAGAAACAAAAGATTACTACAAATCCAGGTGCCGTAGATATCAAACTTGATGACAAATTAGGTCATCCAACTCCACAATCTCATTTTTCTTCTGAACATCAAATTACTCATGAAGAAGTTCAAATGGATGAGAAAGTAATTGCTGGTAGTCCAGGTTGGGAAAAGATGCCAAAGAATGTTAAAGATAAATCTGGTGCAGTTCATACACCAATGAGCCGTGCTCGTGATTTGGCTCGACAATCATTTAAGAAGTTGAAAAAAGAAACAATGATGGGTAAGATTTCTAACTAAGAGACTCGTATGAAAAAGTTTAAAGATATCGTTAAGAAGAATCCTGAACCAGCTAGGGGCACCAATTTTACAAACCCTAGCCAGTTGGGTCAGTATTCAGCTAAGCATCAAGTTGCTGAATCTGCTACATTAAATCAATATCTACAATCTAAAGGTATCGACCCACAATATGTTTCGAAAGATACTAAGATTGCTCATTCTAAGTCTAATGCTTTTCTAAAATGGAAAGAAAGACATATGAATGAAGATATGACTACTCAAAGAAAAGATGGCGATGCTCGTTCTTTAGACATTCATTCACCAACATTGCGTAGACAAAAATCTTTACAAAAAGTGGCTTCACATTATACAATTAAACCAGTAACGACACATCCTCACCAAAAT